AGTCCCATGCTTGGCATTAGCCCACCCTATAGCCAGTACATTGTCCAGCCGATAGCGTTACCGTTGCCGCCAATTTATCGCCAAAGGTCTGCACTTGCCCCGCCGCCAGCGCATAGCCGCTGTAGTTGGAGGGCAGGCCAGTGGTGCTAAATGTGCAACCGTTAGCGCTTGCCTGGATAGCGCTGAATGGCCCGGTTGTCGATGCCGTGGTTGTGATGGGGATTGGTGTTCCCCCGATTAATCTTTGATTGGCATTAGTGATAGTATTTTTCACAACTATTTGCCCCCTTTCAACTCGCTACTCAGCTTTACAATGCGATTGGTTTTGCCGTCTTGTTTGATTACAACAGCGGGGTTTTCTTTGGTGCCATTGCGAACGATGGTAGAGTCTCCAGACTTGATTTCAACGCGCCCGGTACTCACTCGGGTAACGGTGCCAATGCCAGTGCCAGTGCCATAATTCCAGGTAACGGTACTGCCTTTTTTAGGGGTTGCCATTACTTTTCTCCTGTCTCTTTACAAAAGCTGCGGCTGACTTGATCGCAGCCTTGCCACCCCAGCCCATCACGGCCTGGATAGCTTTAGAGTCGGCGGCAGTCTTGCCCTGGGCCGCTGCTTTATCAGCAGCGGGGACATGGCGGGCAAATGCGGCCACACGCTTGGCAGTCTCTAGGGTCATCGGCTCCCCGCTGGCGAATTGAGCAGCCCGCTTAACCCCGGTTGGAGTCATGGCGCGGCGGCTAGGCGGTAGCTCTTGCCGTAGCTCCAGCACCCGCTTGGCCTGGGTCTGTGCTGATTTTGGGGGTATCCATTTAGGGGTTGCCATTGCTATTCCTCTGGGCTAGTGTAAATTTCCTCAGCCTCGCTTTGCCCGTACTCAGCGACTAGGATAGGCAGCACCGTTTCATCCCAGCCGCTAGCAGGACGGGCAATGCCGTGGCCTTCTGCGATCGCTTTCAGGGTACGCCAGTTACCATTCTTGGCTAGTCCCTGGAGTTCGGCTAGGCGGGCATCGATGGATGGCCGGTCTACTTGCCCTTGGGTGGTTTCTTCGGCTTGCTCTTGGGCTTCATCGGCTTCATTTTGTAGGGCATCGGTGTCAGTGGGTAAAGGGGCAGGGGCGGCATCATCTCCCCACGGTGCATCTACACCAGGGCGATAGTCTGATTGGTTAATGATCAGCCGATGGCCGCCGCGATTGATATCGATGGTGGGAAGAGTCGCCATAATTATGCCGCGTGAGTAATTGCGCCAGAAATCGCCAGTTGCCCGGATTGCATCACCAGCACCAGGTGGCTAGTCAATGCCCCAGCTTCGGTGATGCTGATGTCAGCCCTACCGCTGGAGTTGGTCACCAGGTAACCTGCCAGTTTAGCCACTGAGGCGATTAGCAACCCCCTGGAGTTAGCGATCGCCACAGCTCCACTAGCCGCTGTACCGATGGTTAATCCAGTGGCCGTCCCTGCAATGTACCAAGGCACCATTACTGATTTAGTCAGCGGGGTGCCTTCGCGGTCGAGGAGTTGGATTTCGGTGATGATTACGTTAGTAGCTTCAGTGCCTACGGTGAACCGTGCCCCATAGGGTTGGGCCTCAAGCTCTGCCCAGTTTGTGATTAGTTCAGTCATTGGTTTTCACCAGATAAAGAAAAGGATAGGGGCCATTGCTGACCCCATCAAACTAGGCAGGTTTAACCAGCGATCCGGCAGGCTAATTGAGGTCGGACAGCCTTAACCCCGTACAAACAATCAATCGAAAATACAGTGCGTTTCCATTCCCGTTGGATTTCAAAACGCATTGCCAGTCCCGACACATCATCCACCAAGGGCTGAATCAGTGAGCCTGGAGTTTCCAAGTCCATCATCGGTCGGCTAGCAAACGCAAACGCCTCCCGATGAAAGGCCAGGTTCGTGCTGTGGGAACCGACAAACGTTACCACAGCACCATCCGTCACGTTAGCAACTAGGGGAGGCTGAATGCCTACAGTGGTCTCGTTGGTAGTCGGCGCATCCGCTGTCACGCTGGTGACTACATACTGCTGGGTATTGCCTGCGATCGTGAACACATCGCCCACCACAGGCAGGGTAGCTAGGTCAGCGCCAGAGGCGTTGTCCAGCACCAGGGAGACGGCCCCGGCGGTAGCGTTAGCGTCGATCGCAGCCGTCGCGGGAGCCCCCAGGGTATGGGTCGGGACTTGCTGATCTTGATACCAGTCAAAGCCCAGGGCTCGGGTAATCGTGCCATCGCGCAGCGCTTCAGGGTCGCCAGACTCATTGACCTTTTGCAACACCGAAAGTCCGAGGGCGTTGGCATAGCCAAATGGGTCGAGCACCATACGCCGCTCGTCCATGGGGGCCAAGGCACTGTTGAGGACTCGGGCAGCTTGCTGGGCCTCTAGGGTGGAGGTGCCGAAGGGGTTAACGCCAGCGGTGCCCACAACGTTGTAGACCTCTTTGTAGAGAGCAAAGATCTCGGAGTTGATCTTATTGGCCAGGGCCTTAACAGCTTTTTCGATTGCTCGGGGCCGGGTGCCCTCTTGTACCTCTTTGATTTCCTTGTCGGTCATCACAAAAGTAGCAGCTTGAAATTTGTTCAGGACTAGCTGCTTTTTGGTGCTGGCTACATCAGAGATGATGTTGCTCGCTGGGGTAGCGCCGGGGGTGACATCAAACGCCGTCATATCGTTGAGGTCGTTAATGTCAATGGTGCTGCCCTGGGCGGCTGCATCGGAGCTGTAGCTGTTGTTGACCAGGTTGGGGAGCACACAACTTTCGCGCAATACTGAAAGGATATTGGCGAGAATTTGAGGAGTGAGATTTGTAATATCGTTAGCCATGATCGTTCCACATTGAATAGGGCAAAGAGGTTTGTAGCGTCTCTACCTGCATCGCAGTGGATACCCATCGGGTGTCCGGCGCTGAAAAGGGGCAATGGTCATCGACCATCACCCCCCAATAGTACCCAATTTTTCGCAGTTGTGCTAAGGGATTACCGCAAGAGTATCATGGGCGAACGTTGACGTGCTAGCGAATGTTGACGCGCTGCTTCCCGCTTGCGATCGCCTTGAGTTCTGCGGGGGACATGCTGCCCATATTGGTCAGGTCGTCCCGTGACATGATTATGTCACCGCCTCGGCCATTGCCTCCGACCACGCCAGCGCCCGAAGATTTATTGTAGGCGGCGACCATAGTCTGCAAGACAGATCCATACCGACCTTGCTGGATTTGCCGAATGAAATCTCGGAGGTCGGCCTTTTTAACTTCGCCTGGCGCACTGGGATCATCGACAAAACCCAGGGGTTTGCTATCGGGGCCGGTGATCGACTTCACTTCCGACCGATAGCTCACCACAGTTTCACCACGCATGATAGGAATATACTCAAACTCGACGTGGGACGTGATAAAAGATTCAAACATACCGGACTCTGCTTCGTTGGCGGGTGAGAATCCAGCCTGCTGCCCTATGTTAGCGATCGCCTGCGAACGAGCTGTTTCTTGCAGGCTTTGGGTAAGAATGCCAATGCGTTGGGTAAAGGCTTGCTCGGCCTCAGCCCTCTCTCTCTCAAAGCGAGAACGCATCTCTGCCTCTTGGCGCTGCTGTATTTCCGCCAGTTCTTCTTGTTGCTTTAGCTGGGCTAGCCTTTGGCGCAAGTCAGCAGGGTCAGCACCGCCCAAAAGTTCATCAAGTAAATCTGCTTTCTTAGCCTTACTCTTGAGGTCTTGATTATCTGCCTTGATTCGTTCGAGGGCAGATTTCAGCGCAGCCACGTCGCTAGCTGGAATCATCCCAGACTCATCAGGGATATCACGGATCCCTACAGAATCAGGGATCACTGTACTGGCATCGCCAGCCGCCGCCACGTCGGGGGCGTTTGTGAGGTCATCAGCCATTTGCAATACTCGTAATCGGTACGACTACAAGTTTAGCCCAAACCCAAAAACTAATTTCCCCAAAGTTCTTGACAGTTGCAAAAGGTGTGGGTTATAGTGGATACATACACCGCAAAGGACACCAATCCATGACCGACATTCGCAGCACCTTCTACTCTGCTACCGGCCTCGTCAACACCCAGGAATGGGACGCCGCTGGCCCCGAGGACACCATCACAGTGCACGAGGGTAAACGCCGCGACACCTACCAAAAGAAATTCTGGAGTGTCGCCTACTAGCCCACCGCCCCTCACCCAAGGGGCTTTTTTTTTGCCTACTTCTCGACCCATGCCCGGATTGTTCTAAAGCCCAATTCGTAGAAAGCCACCAGCCTGTGACGGCCATCTGTGATGTCATAGCCAGGGGGTATGTTGAACTCGTTCCCCGGCTCCGCAAACGATAGCCTAGGCGCTGTGAACGGTTCGCCAGATTCAGACGATCTCAGAATGTCCGTTTTCAGCCGGTCAATCCTGGCCCGTTCGTTGGGGTTGCTCAGGTCAATCGGTAGGCCATTGCGCCGCCAATCTTCGTAGATAGTTCCTACCTCAACCGTTCGCAGTCGTTCATTAGATGGCATTGACGTTGGCTTAGCCCATTTGAGCGCGGCTGCGGTACGTTCTGATGGGGGCGTCTGCTGCTCAGGCCCAGGCGGCGCTGTAGCTGGCATCGGTAGGCGATCGCCCAAGGTAGCCATGCGATACTCAACCCGACAACGGCAACGGCCCCTACACCGGCAGTCCACACCTACCGGGGTAATCTCCGCAGCCGGTATCCAATCAGGACGGGCAAGGCCTGGGCAATCAGGGCAGTGGTCGGCGGCAGGGTCAAGCATTCGCCGCGCCATCCACCGATCATCGAGGTGGCTTTGGTGCTGGGCATCAAAAAAACTGGCCCCAGCGCTGTAGCCATACCGCCCCGCCCGGTATCGTGCCATCTTCTCCGAGACTTCGCCGTCGGCAATACCCTGGGCCAGATTAGCTAGTCCATCAAGATCAGCCACTATCTGCCGTCGCAATCGTTCTAGATGTTCTGGGGTGAGCTGCCCCGCTGTACCGGCCCCGGCCTGGGCCATCCTAAAATGCGATCGCACAATATCCCGGCCCATGGCCCGCTGCCATTGCTCCAGGCTCACGTCTCCGGCCACCATGCGATCGGTGAGGCGTTGCATCCGGGCTTGGTTCTGGGCCTGCTCAGCCAGTACCCGGCGTTGGAGGTCGGTGGTCGTCAGCGCCAATCGCCCTTGGTAGTACCGCCCATCCCGCGCACTGTAGGCCAAGCCCCTAGGCGCAATATTGGCTAGCAGGGCCAGCAACAGGGTGGCTACTAATAGCTCCTCAAGGGCGTTGCTAGATTCCCGGTTAGCCTCATCGATGAGGGTCTGTAGCTCAGCCGTATCGTAGGGCGGCTCAAGGGCGTCTGTCCCTACCAGGGACTCAAGTTCGGCTAGGGGGTAGGCAGTGCCGTTGATGGTGAGGGTCTCTACCATCAGAACAAAATATTCCCGCCCTCGGTCACCGCCCCCAACACATCCTGCGGGTCGATCAAGTCTTTCAGCTTGGCCTTCAGTGCTGCCAGCTTGTTGGTGTAGGCGGTACTCTCTTGCACTCCAGAGGGCGATCGCGTAATGGACAGCTCCCCAGGGATCGACACACTGGAGATCCCATCGTTGGTCGTCAACCCCAGGTCTAAATCTTCATCGGGGTCGCCGTACAGGGCCACCTGTAGCGCCTCAATCCGTTCCAGCAACAGCTGCACCTGGGCCACCACGGCGTCGCCGTACTGCGCGTCAAAAACCTCAACATCGCGCAGCAACGTTTGGAGCCGGGATGACTCAGTGCGCTGGTGTCGCTCCAGGTTGAGAACCTCAGCAATGGCAATACGGTTCGCGGCGGTGAATGGCACTACTGCACCTCAGCATTCGGCAATAAATGCCGCCAAGAAATAATATTAGACTCATCCTCTACTGCTGCGCCTGGTCTTGGTTGTTCGCTTATATTTTCCATTTACCCAAGTCCTAAATCAGGTTGACCAGGTGTTGTAGGTGTAGCCGCAGATAGCCCCAGTGTACCACCAACCAACGGCTCACTCTGGCCTGCTGGAGATGAATTTACCGCTTCCATTTCTTCAGTATAAACGCCCAATTCACGGCGCTTCACGTCGTATTGAGCTTTGTTCAAGGCTCCGGCCAAGAACTCACTCTGCCAGAACATTAACTCTTGGGGCGTCGGCGGGGTTGAGAGCACTGATTCAGATATTGTGATGCCACCCACAGGATTTTCAGGGCTCCAGTCAGGGTTACTAAATCGTTCCCACAGATCAAAGACTGACTGCACTGCCGACTCTTTACGGCGGGCGATATTGCGTAGACCCAACCGGGATTGGATAGTTTCGATCTCAGCCTCCGTCGCAGTTCTGGCGATCGTGCCATTGCTCAAAAAAGCCTGGGCCATATCATCCATCGCCGCCAACCGATCCCGTTGCCCTTCCCGAGTGGAGGCGATCGCAGTGCCAGCGGGCTCAAGTAGGTTGAGCGATGCCCCACCCGCTAACGTAATCACCCGCCCACTCCCGGCTAGGTCTGGCTCCTTCTCCGGGGCTGCGCCAGGGTACGTTTTCACCAGCATGGCATAGTTACATCGACTTTCAGCCGTGTTAAGGGCTGAATGCACATTAAAAAACTCTAGGTTGAAATCAACCAGGGGCATGTACTCAGGAGTCCCGCCCCGGTCATTGTCATTGTCCACGCCAGCAAATAACAGCGGATCACCATAGGGCGAATACCATACCAGGGGCACTCGGGACAGGGGACGGCCAGCGGCGTCGAAGATAGGGCTAGGAGGCTTAGTCTGCATCAACTCACTGCCCAGCCCCTTTGCAGCCCTGGGAACATCCTCCCATTCTTCATACAAGCATTGGTAGCGCTGTTCAGCCCCACCGGGTAGCCGGATAGGGGTGCCTAGCTGCTCCAGCGAAAAGACCCAATAGCGATTTCGCACGGTGTAGCCAAACCGGCCCTCTGGCACCGACACAGCCCGCCGGATACTGATTAGCGATATCTCTAGGTGGCCATCAACCAGCATGGTCTGCGGGGCACACACATCCCGCAGGTTGATCGGGATGAACCGGGGGCGTCGTGCCTGGCGTTGCTCGTCGCTGCTCTCCGCTGGGGGGGTATCGACCAGTCCCAGAACGCCGTTATAAAGTAATGCCTCAATGTCCCAATCCAGCAATACCGACTCCAGACTATTCCCCTGGCCATCGAAGTCGTCTCGGGCATCTAGCACCGCCTGGGGTACATCGTCGTCGAGGACAAATTCACTGAGCAAACCAGAGTGAGCTTTGACGGCGGGGCTAAGTTTATTAGCAAAGGCCACTGATTCAATCCTGGCCTCATAAACCTTGTCGTGCTCGCCCAACTGCTGCCGTAGGTAACGACGCTTTAATTCATCGGTATGCAGGCCATGGTAAACGTCCCCCAGCCGTAGCCATAGGGGGCTTAAATATGTTTGCCAATACGAGGGCCGCCAGTCTGGTTGGTCTGTTTTTGCCATGGCCGTATTCTAGCTTGTTACCACATTGCGGGAGCACCGAGAGAGATCCGGCCCTCAACAATAGAATCCATCACTGCAAATGCCATCGCCATCGCCATCACTCGGTCATCATGGCCTGTTTCTGCCTCCCGTTCTCGCAATGAGAATGCCTTCATCTCTCGGATCCCCTCCCAGTCTTTCGGGTAGATGGCCTCGCCCCGTTCCACAGCGATCGCAATGCGGTCGGTGTTAGTCACCTTGCTCACCCGGCTGGTGTTGATGTTCTCAAACCGGGTCAAGGGTCGCTGTTTACTCAGGTTCTCCAGCACTACCTTCCCGCCGCTGTTGCCCTCCACCGCTACCAGCAAGGGTTTGTAGCGATCGCAGTAATCCATGGTAGCAGTCATGCTCAACTCCACCGACCGCTGGCCCTCGGCGTATTCTGCCACCAGGCTAGGTACTCCATGGGTAATGTCCCAGACCTGGGCCACGAACCTATCATCGCCGCCGAAGTTAGGGTCTACGCCGATTACATACCGGTGCCCTGCTGCTGGCTCTGCCCAGGCTCCCATGGCCTGCGCGTCAACCGCCTGCGTGTTGAACAATGTCCCGCCAGTGCTGTCGTCAAAGGATATGTTAAATTCTCGTTGGGTCTGGGCTTCGGTGATCCGCTGTTTTTCCCGAACCTCAATCAAGTAGTTGTCATTTTCCCCATGCAGCGGGTGGGCCCGCCAATGGATGACGGCCTTACCCCAGCCCTGTTCATCAACCCATTCTTGGTAGGGCTCAATCAGTTCTTCCCGCATCTGGCGGCAAATATCTAGGGCATCCACGTCCCCGTTATTTTCGGTGAAGGTTTCGTAGTACAACCCTGTTTTGGCGTTAGGGGTGCTCAGCAAAATAGTGTGAGCCTGGCCTTGTTGCTCTGGCACCGACTGCGCCGGAGTGCTAGCCCCAAACAGTTCCTCAAACCCCGACACAAAGGCGCACTCATCAAATAAAATATCCCAGATTGATTCCAGGCCCCGCCCACTGTTCTGGCTAGCGGTGCGAAACACAATCCGCCCCCCGCCATCCACGGCGATGTCCTTAACATTGTTGCTAGATAGCGGGATACCTGCGCTAGCTGCCATCAACCGTACCCGTCGGGCAATGTTGGCCGTATCGTCCTGGCCCTTACTGAATACCGCTGCAAAGTAGGTCGGGTACATGCAAGACTTGTGCAAAAACTTACTGGCGACCATCTCAGTCAAACCATGCTGTCTCGGCTTGACGATGACCACACCCCGGCATCGGTCTATCAGGTCACTAATGCTCGCCTGGAATGAGTACGGGTCAAACGGCACCATCGTTGTCCCCGACCGAATACGGGTCAGTCGGGCAAAGCTGGGCCAGTCTTTTGGGATGTGGGCCAGGTGGGAGGGCACGGTTTGCAGCGATCGCCGTCGCCGCAGTTCAAGCTCAGCCCTTGCCCTGGTCGCTAAATCAGCCACCATTGGCTAACTTCTCCAGTGCAGCGTCTGGCAGGTTGCTGATGTCGATAACTTCCTGTCGTTCGGTGGCCAGGCCTTCGGTCATGCGTTCAATATCGATCGCAACCTTGGCCAGGCTCAGAACGTCCCCTGGCTTAAGCCCTGTTGGGGTGTTGGCTTCCTGCTTCTTCCGGATCAGCACTAGCTCTCGTTGTGCGATCGCGCCCATCAACTTGGCGAGACCAGCGTGGCGGGTCAACATCTCGGCAGCGTCGATGATTTTCTGGGCCTGGGCGACGGTGGCTTGAACGTTAGGTACAGTCCCAGCCAGTGTACCTAGATTCTCTCTGTAGCGCCTCCGCTGATCTGGCCAATCCTCTTGGCTGGCGCGGTTTCTAAGGCTTGAGTACGCTGGTGCTCCGGTGTACTTTGACAGCCGTTTATAGTCCAGGTCATCAGGCCCCTGAACAAACTGATCGCGCCAAATCTTCCAGTTAACTTTTGCTGCCATCGCTCAATAATAACAACCCTCCACCCTGTATCGTATCGTGGGGGATACCTAGAAATCTTTAGGCCCATCGCTAACAAATCGCCCTCGCCTATCAGCCGGGGGAGTCTTGTCTGTAGATTTTGCTTTCCCTGTGCTGGTGGAGCCTTTCTTAGCGCTGCCTTTACCCTTACCTGTACCTGATGTTTTTTTCATAATGACTCTATAGTTCAACCAAGCTGATCTCTATGTTACCGCTAGCGTTGCGGGTGCGACCCGCAACCCGGTATTGAGCGCCACTGCCTACCAATACCTCATTTTCGGCCTTAAACCGGCTTACATTCTGAACGCTGGCACCGCTTTTATTTTGCACCTTGAGGACTACCCCAACGGATCTATCGGCTGCCACTTCGGCCCCACCACGCCTGGCGTAGTAATTAGCCCGGACTGGGTTTGATGTCCATGATCCCATTGCTTTTGATGATATGGTGCCGCTCCCAAAGTATGAATCTACCTCGGCCTCGCTCTTAAACGACATCCCTCTAAAAACTTCGCCTTTATAAGGCTTAACAGTTTTCAGGTATTGCTCAATCTTTTGGGCATCTGCATTCGGTTTGCCCGCCAACTGAGAGGCCCTGACCTCTTTGTATGAGTCGGTCCCAGTAAATCGGGTTACAGCGCCGACTAACTGAATGGCCTCTTGCCTAGATACCCCCGCCTGTTCAGCATACTCTTTGGCATTTCTGGGGCTGCCTTCGTGAGTGCCATCGCCTAATGCCTGTC